TCATATGTTTCTAATGCTTTACCAACTATGGTTCCAACGTTGGCCACGCTGCCTGCTGATATAGCCACACCCGCTATGTTTGATGTCACTAGCAGATCTCCTTTTGATATTTTTCCAACTACACGACAAGGCACACGTCCCTGCAGTGCCACTAAGTTTTTCAGTCCTGGACATGCTTCATACATGGTAAAGGCAGCGGTATTTGAAACTACACCAGCTACTCTAGTGTCCATGTGCGTCTTCGATATAGTAACTTCTTTGTCGCCACCGAATATCAACACAGTGCCTACATCATATTCTTTATCACCTTCATAGTTTTCTGCCAAGTCAGCTGAATATGTTGCTTGTAATCTTGATTCATTCGGACTTGTACCAGTTAATGTCCAGCGTCCTGTGATAGTACCTGCTGTGGTATTGCCACCTGTGGTGATGGCCTGTACCTGTATGCTGGATGCAGTGATTGGAGCATCACTACCACCATTCTGTGTTTTAAAGTTATGCGCATCATTCCAATATCCAGTGGCCTTGTCTGCTGCTAATGAACCATTTGATATTAATATACCACCAGCTGTGTCGTAACCATAGTATCGGATATATCCACCAGTACCTGTGGTAGCTGTATCAATACCTACTTTGGTATCAATTTTTAATTGACTTAGATCAATAATTCTAGCGCCAAAGTCGCCATTTGAATCTCTAATAACCAACTTGCTGACTTCTGGACTAGTACTAGATCCTGCAGCAGCTTCTACCACAGCATAATCACCATCTGCAGTCAAACTTATACCGCTGGTTCTTCTAAGGAATCCTGTAGATGAATATTGAGATTTTTTAACACCAGCACCGCTGTCTACAACTGTGCTGAAAGATACCTGCGTAACGTTTGCAGTGCCTAGTGTACTGTTACCTAACACAGTCAACGATCCAATTGGTGTTATTGAACTTAGTGCAGTACCACCACTCTTCAAACTGATCCAACCATTGTTCGCATCAAATTCTGCACTGTTAAAACTTGCGATACCTTTGAGTGGTCTTATAACACCGCCCGAGGCTGCTCCAGTTGTGGTTGAACTATAGGTCAGTGTGGTTGTGTTGCAGGATGCCACGGTATAGATGCCGTTGTATCCAGCTGTACTCATGCCTGTGATCACAACTCGTTGTCCCGCTGAGAATGGCGCAGGAGAAATTGGTGCAGTGAATGTTAATGTAGCTGTTGAGCCGCTGCCTGTGGCAGTGACTCCTGTGATGCTGGCCGCAGATGTTACATAAGCATTATCAAGATTTAATTTTGCATGATCAATGGCTGCGTTTGCATTAACATCAGCATCAATAATCACACCAGGATTGATCTGTGCGTCCACGGTATTAGCAGTACTGTCTATGCTTAGGCTAACATCCCCAATCATTGTAGAGTTCTGTGCAAAGTCTCCCGCACCTGTGAATGTCAGTATGTCTGCAGATCTGGGTGCTGTGATAGTAGTATTCTGGAAGTTTGCAAATGTTAGACTACGAAGATTTACTGCATCCTGTGCGCTGGCAGGATCTGTAACATTCTGTATTCTATTAAAGTTAAGGTTCATGGTGCCTTTCATGCCCAACACACCACTGAGAGCCATGAATCCGCCAACACCGGGAGGAAGTAAGTTTCCTGGGTCGCTAATAGCACTGCCGTCTGCAAGAGTACCTAGTCTACGTTGAACGTGGATGGAAACAGCATTTTCAGTTGGCACCGTGTCTGTTCGTTGTTCAGCCATGGAAGAATCCACTGAGAATTCTGAAACAGTCACACCTCGTTTAAATCCAATACCATCTAGGTTACTTAAAGCTATACTTGATGAAAATGTTACTGTACCAGTACCTTGGTCTACTTTGAAATACGGACCTACTTTGAAGTTACCATATTGGTCCGTGGTCACAAAGAAAACACGACCCACATCTCGTTCCTGTGTTTCAGAGTCTTCATCTATGGGATTCACTGATGCACCAAATATTTCACTAGGATAATTAGTATCAGCATAAGATCCAGTACCAATTTCTAATAAGTCATGACCTGTAACACGAGTCAATGCAATACGAATAGTCAGTGTACCTAAAGCACCATTGGATCTAATAGGAACTGCTGCTTTAATTGTAGTTACAGCTTCATAGGATATAAGACTGTGAATCAACGCACGGCTTAATGTCACTCTAGCATAGGCTTCGTTGGTTACACTTTCTGGTTCATACAAGGAGATAATGTATTCTTCACCTTTAAATATAAATTTACTGGTGTTTACTCTTGGAGTTGATGCGCCGCCCACTGGTACCACTGCAAATGTAGTATCCCCTGCACGACCTGTGACTTTACCTACTCTAGCATCTGTGAATGAGCCGCCAGTAGTGTCAACAGCAATACCTCCTGGTCCAAGACTGACTTGGAAATCGTTGGCTGTTAATCCTGAAGCCAACACATGATAATGAGAGTTTTTGCTTAATCCTGTTGGCAATAGTACACCTGATGCTGATGTGGTAAATTTAATCACATCACCTGCTGCAAATCCGTGACCTGATGTTGTGCTGATCACTGCAGGAGATGCTATAGTTATACCACTAACTTCAGTGCCCGTCGGAGCAGAGCTGATGAATTCACCAGGTTGCCACAGTGTTAGATCTATAAAATCATAGTTTTCTCTGAGATTAGTCTTGGTCAATCCTTCTTGTTCGTATCTATGGATGCCAGAACCAGCTGAGCTGGTATTAATAGCTGCACCGTTTTTAGTAAGTGCTATTTGAAATTCAGTATCAGTTAAACCACTGCTGAGCACAAAGTATGTGTCAACCGGAACGATACCTGCGGGTAATGTGCCTGTGGTAGTAAATGATAGGGTATAATTTTCTAAAAGTTTGTGTGTTTTAACACCTTTGATGGTCAATCCAGCACCGTCGACTAAAGCAAATACACTACCGCCCGGAGATGTTGAAACAGTAAACTGATTATATTCAGGAACACTGATAACATAATAAGTAGTGCCGCTAACAAAGTTATTGGCTGTTGATGTTGGTATGAATTTATCACCGATTTTTAATTTATGATTTTGAGATGTTGTACAAACATTTGTAGCAATAGTTGTAACAGTTGCTAATACTTTTAACACAGCTGGGCTGGCATTAGTAATACTGACTTCATATGGACCGTTTAGATCGGTATACGAACTAAATTGCAACACACGATAAACAGTGTTTGCAGTCTCACGTAATTTTAAACCGGTTGACGGTCTTACAGCAACTTCCACGAGATCGTTGGTTAAAATTATCTGTCCATTATTTCTTAGAGTCATTACAGTTCCGTCTGGAACCACAGCAGCCAATCCAGCACTGGTTGACCCAACACCTGAAGTAAGATTCAGTCGAACCACTCCAGTAGGGAATGTATCAGATGTAGTAACAGCAGTAACAGGGTAACGGAATAATACCGGGGCACCAGAGATCGTATGTTCAACTTCTAATTCACTGCTACCTAGTGGAATATAGTCATATGCATTAACATAGATGATCAACCCAGTTGCGGTATTTGCATATGAAGGACTTGGAAAATAACATTTTACTTTCTGTGAAAAGTCTTCATATACATCTGTAGGTGTCGGAACTTCTAAAGGATCAGCACCTTCTGCCACTAGTGCATATACACCATGAGCACTGGATCCTGCAATTGATCGTATCTGTGCACCATTTAGAGAATAGTATGAAATATAGCAATAGTAGGTAAACATTGACACAGCTTCAACTAAACCACCGTTGGTAGCCAAGATACCGTAGCCCATGTCGTTGATCTGTGTGTAGTCGTTGCCCAGCATTGATCTATTGCCAGGCATTAGTAATTCATAGGTTCTTTGATAGCTGATAGTACCAGTGCCACCTGCAGTTGTGTTTACCGCAGTAATGGAACCAAATGTTGCTGTGACCTTAAAGGTATTATTGGTTAATCCATCTGCTAACACATAATATTCAGTGGTAGCTGAAATTCCTGCGGGTAAAGTACCTGTGCTGGAGAATGTTACAATAGCACCTGACTGCAATCTATGATCAGTTTTTGTGATCACAGCAGGAGATGCTGTGCTAATGGTACAGGTCTGAGCACCAGCAGTTCTTAAGAAAGGATTAGTTTCATCCAGCACAAATGTGGCTGTGCTGCCTACGGTCGAATATACAAAGTCTCGAACATAGTTTATTCTATAAACATCATCATCTACCAGAAAACTGGCTGGTAATTGAGGGAATCGATCTAGTCCACTAACACTCAACCTAGTTCCTGTGGTAATACCAGTGCCGGTTATGGTACTGGTATGTTTCCATTGTAGATTACCTGCGAATCCGTCAACGAACATACCACCAGCGAATGTCTGGGCATCGATACTCTTAGAGAATGATGCGCATTCCTGAGCATATGGAGATTTAGCTAATATCTGTCCTGTGGGGTCAAGAGTTAACATGAATCCGCCGTGACCTTGTGCTGTGATAGCCTGCCAGCGCACAGCATCATTGGCTAGGAACACGTCCATCTGATCGTTTTCTTTAGGATAGTTTACACTGCCGCTGCCGTCCATAACATCTTTTAGTGCAGCGATCAACGCATTAATCACTGTAGATGATCCTGATTCTGCTGTAAAAGCAGGATCAATGACTTGGGAAATAATAGTTTGATTAACTGTGATCGCAGTGTTGGCTATCACAGAAGTTATCAGTGTGTTTAATCTAGTAATAGCAGCAAGCGTCTGAGATAGCTGCGCCCCAATGGCGATCAATCCGCTGGCATTTTGATAATATTTTAAACCTGCTGAGATAGTTCTATTGTATTCTCCATACTTTAGATCGAATACCAACGAATCAACGATCAATCCTACATCTCTTTTGCACACAGCAGCATCATATTCAAATGCAGTAGTGAATGGCGCAATGTTGTTAGCGATCTGATAATCGATCCAGGCTATGACTTCGTTCTGTAAAAATTGTCTATTTAGATCAATCAGTGCTGCTGCAGATGTATAGGCACCTTTGTTATCAACCTTTGGGTAAACTGGTTGGGAACTATCTTGCAGATAATGATAACCATACAGTCTATTTGCTGTGGTCAATCCATCAATGGTTAGATCTCTACGGAATTTAATAAAGGACCAAGGACTTGAACTAGTACCACTTCTTGGTCTTATAATTATACGTCTAAATTCATCACCCACGATAGAACAGTTTTGCGGAAGTTTAAGAGGATAATTCTCTTCATAGATACCGCTTTCTACGTTGATCGTGCAATGAATATTTTTAGTGACATCACCATAAGATATAACTTCACCAACTTGGAAAGCACCGAACTTGATATCAACATCAAATAATTCGTTGCCTCCACTGTCTAAAGATCCATCGTGCTGTAGAATCTGAGCTAATGCTCCTGAAGTTTCTCCGAATAAAAATAGACCTTCTCTGATATCACGACCGCGAATAGCTTCTGGAGTACTAGTTAATACATTTCCAGTGAAATCAGTTCTGAATCCATCGGTTCTAATTGCAAATCTTGGTAAATCCACGGTCAGTGTTGGGATACTGGTAAAGCCACTGCCTTGATCTGTGATAGTGATCCCAGTTACAACTCCACCTGTAACATTGGCTGTACCAAACGCACCAGCACCGCCACCACCGACGATTCTCACAGAAACTAAACTGTAACCACTACCACCACTGCTGATTGAAACAGAATTAACCTTATAGGTTAAATTGAACGTAGCACCGGTACCTATGGCTCCTATGCTTACCGGAGCAGCCGAAGTTGTAATAGTTGTGGCCACAGCCACAGAACCCGGTAATGCACTATATGACCCTGTAGAAACAATTCTAAAAGTAGAAATAGCACCAGGTGTTGTAAGGGTGGTTAATACTTCAATGGTCGCTGCACCGCCGCCTGATGCGATAGTTCCACCGCTGATTGATAATATGTCCCCGGGAAAATAGTTAGTGCCAACACCTAGAATAGTTGCGGTAGATAGACTCATTCTTACAGCACCGCTGAATCCCACACCTGAAGAAGGAGATGCGTAAGGAGTTAATGCTAATGTACATTCACCAGCACGATTGTTAAATGTTAATATCTTTTTATAAGGACCGATCTCTTGACGTGCTTCTAGAACTAATTCTTCTGCTCGACGACATGCTGCTTCGATGGTTCTGTAGGCATAGGCCAAAGCTCGACCTTGAAACTCTCTTGATAGTCCAGGCCTTTCATCTTGACCGCTGAGAGCCACAAACAAATTACTCACGCTACCGAATGATGCGTTATCAACATATGATTTAGTAGCAGCTATCAATCCGTCATATAAAATATCATCGTCGGGTTCTGGTGACCTCGATAATATCAGTGGACCAGTCATGGTGCCAAAACTTGTACTGGTCAAATTAGTAGCTGGATCTACAGCATTAACACCAGCCTTGGATATTTTAGTATCAGCGTAGGCTTTGTTTACAGCTTCACCGGGAGTGATTGGAGTAGTAAGATCGTTGATTCTATATTGACTGCCTCCGAAAAGAGCACTTAGATTACCACCTAATCTTGGATTTGGATCTCCCGAAATTTCTGCAAATTCAGAAATAACTCGTATCTCTGAGTTGTTGGTAGTAAAGTCCAGTGCGATACCTGTACCAGCCACTAGACGTTTAAATGCAATTCCGGATTCTGTGTTGTTAATTGTTAGTAGTGGAGTGTTGCCTGTTGCATCATTCAGTCCAATATAGGAACTAGGAGTGTCATCAAGACCGATAAATGTTAATTTTTCACCCAGTCCTAGTGAACTGTACAGTTCTCTGAAGTTGTCGTTGACCTTTCGGAACGAATCACGTATACTATCACCGGTGCCGTCATTACCGACAACACCTACATCAATTACTTTTCTCGCCATGGCTGATCCTAAGAATAAAACTTTCTCTAGTATTTAGCCCAATATTTTAAAAGCCTAATGTAAATACTTGATGTTTCTAACGACTAAAAGACAGAAAAACAACTATTCTAGAACCAGCAAACTAGGTGTAACACACAATTATGAACGTATAAAAACCATAGCTGTGTTTCGTTGTGATAATTGTGATGCAGAATTTGAAAGAGATATACGAAAAGTTGATCGTAAGAGATTAAGCAATAATTACTTTCATGTTTGTGAAAATTGTGATGCTAAAAGATTTGCTCAACGTAAAGGAGTAGAGCAGAAGAAAATTTGGGATATGCCGGCTAGTACTAATTTACCCGTAGGCAAGTACTAAACTGTAAAGGATTCCCCACACCCGCATCGTGCTTTTTCTTGCGGATTCTTGAAATCAAAGCCTTCATTGAGCCCATTGCGAACCCAATCTATTTCAACTCCATCTACATAAACCAGACTTTTAGGATCTACAAATACATGTACACTGCGGCTGACAAAGCTCATGTCTTCCGGCAGGGGTACATCTACGTATTCCATAACGTAAGAAAGTCCAGAGCATCCAGTAGTTTTAACGGCTACACGGATGCCTAGTCCTTTTCCCCTACGCTCTAGCTGGGTTTTAACTTTTTCAGCGGCTAGTTCAGTTAACGAGATCATGTTTGGTTTGGTAGTCCTTTATCGCTGCTTTAATCGCATCTTCTGCAAGAATCGAGCAGTGAATTTTAACGGGCGGTAACGCCAGTTCTGTAGCGATATCTGCGTTCTTGATAGTACCTGCCTGGTCAAGTGTCTTGCCCTTGAGCCATTCTGTACAGAGACTAGAGCTAGCAATAGCACTGCCGCAACCATAGGTCTTAAACTTCGCATCTTCTATAATGCCTTCTTCGTTGACTTTGATCTGCAATTTCATGACATC